GATTTTGCGCTAAATGCAAAACGATACGCAATTTTAGTCCGAATAGATAAACAAGCAAACGATTTATCGTGATAAAAATGCTGTAAATATGAAAAAAATCAAATTATCGAGAAAAGAAAAAAAGAATTTAATCCGCATACTCGTTGCGCTTTCGATGTTTTTTGTTATTCTTATCGTTGACAAAACAATCGGACTTGCGACGTCGGTTGGCGGAAAATACGGTTGGCTTTTGCCGTTCTTCCTATATTTTGCCGTTTATATGGTCATCGGTTACGATGTTTTGTACAAAGCGGGAAGAGGAGTATTTCACGGACAAGTTCTCGATGAAAATTTGCTTATGTGCGTTGCCTCTCTCGGCGCGGGTGCGCTGGGCGTGTGCATACGGATGATCACTCTGTCCGTTGCCCGATGTAGAAGACATAGCCGTAACGACGGCCGTAGCGACGGTACTGCTCGATCTCCTCTTCCAATCGTTCGACGAAATGTCGGGCGAGAGGGGCGTCGTCGTAGGTTGCGAGAAATTCCCGTGCGCGGGCGGCTGCCGGTTCGTAGTAGTTTTTCGTCCAGCAGGAATCGGGCAGGATGAAGTGGGCGACGGGACGGTATCCGGCCCGTTCCATGCAGCGGATTTTGCCCGAAATGTCGTCGATTTCAGGGAAGTTGTCGCGGAAGAATCCCATTTCGTCGGGCCGTGCGGACGATAGCCACGAACACTCCGTGACGGCGATGAACCCGTCGGGTTTGAGGAACCGCCGCCACTGGGTCAGCCCCTTCTCGAAGCCGATGTTGTAAATGGAACCTTCGGCCCACAGCAGGTCGAACGACGCCTCGGCGAAGGGCAGCGACAGCATCGAGGCGACGATGCCCGTGACTTGCTCCGTCCGGCCTTCGGTCTCCATTCGCCGGTGCAATCCCTCGATCATTTCGGGCAGCAGGTCGACGGCCGTGACGGGGCCGTCGAGCGCCGATGCGAGCACCGCCGTCTGGCGTCCGGTGCCGCAGCCGATGTCGGCTATACGGGGACGGGGCGGCAGTCCGTCGATGAAGCTCAGCGCGCGGCGTGTCTGGGCGGCGGAGCCCGGCGCTGGCGTGCCCGCCACGCTTGGCGCGAAGCAGTATACCGGCACCTGCGGCAGCAACGGCAAGTGTGCGCTGACCGTCAACTATGCCGGCACCTATTCCGTGACGGCCACCAAGAGCGGGGTATCCTCGTCCACGGCGTCTGCGGCGGTGTCGACCTCCGGCGGCAGTTACACCGCAACGGTGAAGTTCTGCACCATCACCGTCACCATCGACAGCGGCTCTACGGTCAAGGCGGTCAACGGTTCCACCACGCTCACGGCCACCAGCAACGGAACGGCAAAGTTCTACCTGCCGAACACCGGCACGTGGAGCGTCACCGCCACCAAGAACGGCGAGACGGCCACCGGCAGCGTAGCTTGCAGCTCCTACACCGGCTATACGCTGGAGCTGTCCTATGTCAAGGTATTCGGTGTCTGCTGGAATTACAGTGCGCAGTCGACGGCTCTGACGCGGCTGAAAAAGGCCACCGATCCGAACGGACTGGTCAATGTCGACATCACCACGAATCCCGCGCCTGCGGTCGGTACCGGCGCCGGCAGCTCCCCCTTCGACAGCTATCTCCCGTGGAGCGGCATGGACGAGTACAACATCATCAACAATGCCGTAAGCTACAAGAAGGGGCAGAGCGGCTTCTCCCGAAGCAGCTACGATACCGTCGTCTTCATCCCCGAGTATTACTTCCGTATTATCGACGATGCCACCAACAAGAAACGGTACTTCTACATCGCGGATAAGGCCAAGAGTGGCTTCACCAAGCACCCCGGCTCCGGCAAGTATGTCGGCCGCTACAACACGATCTCCGGCCATTATTCCAAGACCGGCGCTGCGCCGCTGGTCAACCTAACCCGCGCATCGGCTCGTTCCGGTGCCAGAGGAAAGGGTAGTAAGTGGAGCGAGTATGACTTCGCGTCTTGGTGCGCGGTCTGGCTGCTCTATCTGGTGGAGTTTTCCGACTGGGACAGCCAGAGCAAAATCGGGCGCGGCTATGTGGACAGCAACAACTCTGCCATTTCTTCCGGCGGCACAGACAGCATGACCTACCACACCGGACGCGCAGCTGGGACGAATGGAAAGACCGCCGTCCAGTACCGGCACATCGAGAATCCCTACGGCAATGTCTTCGAGTGGGTCGACGGCATCAACTTCTCTGATGGTACCGTCTATGTCTGCCTGAACCCTGCGAGCTATGCAGATGACACCGCAAACAATTACACGAACATTGGCACTAAAATCCAAAACAACGGCTACATTAGCGCCATCGGCGTAGCGGCTGCCATGCCCTGGGCGTTCTATCCCACGGCGGTCGGAGGCAGCGAGACGACCTATATTCCGGACTACGCCTACTTCAACTCTGGCTGGCGTGTCCTCCACGTCGGTGGCAACTGGAACAACGGCGGCAATGCCGGCCTTTTCTACTTCAACGCGAACAACTCGTCTTCCGACACGAACTCCAACGTCGGCGCGCGACTACTTGTTTTTCTTTTTGACTGGCGCGGGCTTTCCCTCACCGCTTGGTGAAAATATTGCCGCATAGGACGGGGTTAAGTAGGCTTCGGCTCGAACAATCTCGCAGGCAAACAAGGACGGAGGGAAAATCCTATGCCGAAACGAGTCGGCTATCTCTACGACAAGATGGTTGACCGGGACTTTATCCGCAGCGTCATACAGGAGGCGGCTAAGGGGCGTCGGAACAGGCGAGACATCGCCCGCGTACTGGCGGACCTTGACGGATACGTCGAAAAGACCTACGAGCTTGTTGCAACGGAGAGCTTTGTGCCATCCGCGCCGAAAGTGCGTGAGATCTATGACGAGAGCAGCGAGAAGTACCGGAAAATCAAAATGGTCCCGTTCTGGCCGGACGGCGTGATTCAGTGGATGCTGGTGACGGCCATGAAACCGGTACTTATGCGCGGGATGCACCCGTGGTCCTGCGCGTCGATTCCCGGACGTGGTGGAAAGCGAATCCACAAGAAGATCCGCGGCGCGCTCCGCAACGATCCGAAGGGGACGAAGTACGCCGCGGAGCTGGATGTCGCACAGTATTACCCCAGCATCTCCGGTAAGCGGCTGATCTGGGCGCTGGCGCGGAAGATCAAGGACAAGCGCTTTCTGCGGACGGTCTATTCCATCATCGAATCCTGCGGCGGCGGGCTGGCTATCGGGTATTACATCTGCCAATGGCTGGCAAACTTCTACCTGGAGTCTCTGGACCAGTACATCATGACGCTGCCGGGCGTGAAGTATATGACCCGCTACATGGACAACATCACCCTGCTCGGGCCGAATAAGAAGCAGCTGCACAAGGCACGGAAGATGATCGCCGCATTCATGCAGCAGCGGCTCGGCCTGTCCATGAAAGCGAACTGGCAGATCTATCCCACGGCAAAGCGCATGGTGAGCGCGGTCGGCTATCGCTTTTCCCGCACTCATATCATTCTGCGCAAGCGGAATTTCCTGCGCTTCACCCGGCAATGCCGCCGCGTCAAAAAGCGGCTTGACGCCGGAAAGCCTATCATGTTCGCCCAGGCCTCCGGGCTACTGAGCCGCGCCGGGCAACTGAAGCACTGCAATAGCCATACAATTCGGGTGAAGTACATTGACCCGATTGGAGTAAAACATCTGAAGGAGGTCGTGCGAAATGAGAGTAAGAGGCGACAACGCGCCCAGCAACGCATTCTCGCTGGAGGAGCAGCCTAATAAGCCGGGGGTAGCCCTGGTACGCTTCTATGAGAACGCCGAGCCGTTTGAGGAAAAGCGGGACGAGCTGACCATCAGCGGGTGGGTGTACGACGAATATCACCTGGAGCTGAATATGTACGACGGCCTGAGTGAAGACATCCTCGGCAACTATGCCGGTTATCTGGCGCAAGCCAAGCTGCATGAGGCGGAGGGTAAGACGATCCCCTCCCTGCAGCAGCAGGTAGCCGACCTGGAGACCGACAAGGCGGCATTGACGGAAAAGGTGACGAGCCTTGAGGGGCAGGTCACCGATACGCAGATGGCGCTATGCGATGTCTACGAACAGATCGTCGCCGTGACATCTACAACAGGAGGCGAGTAACCGATGGCGAGCAATTACATGGTGAAGGTCTACGCAGACCTGATCCGCAAAGGGAAAAAGACGATTGAGGAAGTTCCCGACCCGCTGCAAGCAGCCGTCCGGGAAATCCTCGAAAATAGCAAGAATGGAGCTGAGGGCTTATGAAAAGCCTTCGGCTCCTTCTTTTATACATTCTGATGGGAAAGGAGGTAGCAGTTATGGCAGTTGTCTACGCGACCCTGATCGTCAAGGGCAAGAAGACCATCGACCAGGTTCCGAGCCTGATTCGGAAGCAGGTCGAGGAGATCCTGGCAGATCTCGAAGTCACCGTCTGACCACGGCATTGATACGGAGGGCAGCTCCTTTGCGGGGGCTGCCCTTCTTATCACGCGCAGAGGAGGATTGAGAGATGACGCTCAAGGAGATTTTGTTTGGTGGGGGAAGTGCGCTGTTTGTGCTGCTGACGCTGCTCCAGCTCGCCCCCATCAAAATCAATCCGTGGTCTGCAATAGCAAAGGCTTTCGGGCGCGCTATCAACAGCGAGGTCTTGGAGAAGGTCGGAAAGCTCGAAAGCGAGCTGCAGTGCGTTCGGTCTGGCATGGCCGAGGAAAAGGCCGTCAACTGCCGGGCGCGCATTCTACGCTTCGGCGATGAATGTCTCCACGGCGAGCGCCACACCAAAGATCATTTCGACCAAACGCTCCGGGACATCGCCGCCTACGAACGATACTGCGAGGATCACCCGGAGTTTGAAAACAATGTAACAGAGCTGACCAGTGACCGGATCAAGACGATATATCGCCGGTGCTTGGACAGCAACGACTTTTTGCAATAAGGAGGAGTCACCGTGAATTTTCTGGATATGGCAAGTATCCGGCTGGCCGTCGGACTGGTGCTTCTGATCGCCGCCAATATCGCCCTCGGCTCCATCAACGCCATTATCGCCTGCGAATGGGATCTGGTAAAGTTCCGCAACGGCTGCATCAAGAGTGCAGTTGTGGCAGCGGCGCTGGTCGCGGTCTACTTCGCCGGGTACCTCAACCCCGATCTGATGGTAGTGGAGGTCGATGGGCAGACCGTAAACCTGATGACAGCGGTATCGCTGGCTATGCTGGCAGCCTTTACCGCCTATGCCGTTGATGTACTGAAAAAGCTGAAAGATATGCTCTCTACCGCGACACCCGGGGCGGACGCGGCGCCTACTGCGCTGCCTTCCGGTGAGGGCAAGGAAGACCATACCGCCCCCGAGGAGGAATGACCTATGAGCAATAGCCCTCTTGTCAGTTACACAAAGCTCAGCCCGAATCACTCCGGGCAGAGGACCCGTAAGATCGACCGCCCCACCCCACCCCGCGCCGTGGGCGCCGGCAGCGGGGGGCGGGGGGGGGGGGGCGTGC